TAATTTTTAGTCAAGGAAATCGTCATCATCTGCGAAATCTTCTTCCGCACTGCTGTGTCCGCCGAGGGGTTCACCGTCACGGAGCTTCTGGACATTCTGCAAACCGCAGGCAATGCCTCGTGAAGTTTTGGTGTTGAATGCATAGAATGTGATACTGGCTCTGCCATAAATACCGCTGTATACTTCACTGTGTGTCAGAATTGGCTGACGGTCAGCGTCAACGATACCCGGTGCAATGATAGAATTTGCATTGATGAAATAGCTGTTTGCATAAGCTTCATCGTCCGGTCTGTCAATGTCGCCATCTCTCAAAGGTGTTTTGATGGAATTGAGAGATGGAACAGTCTTACCGTTGCTGAGTTTGCTTTTGCCCTCATCATAAGCTGCCTGAATAGCCACTTTTACCTTTTCAATTGTCTTGGTGTCAGACTTCGGAATGATGAGAGAAACGCTGTATTTCGGCTTGCTCTTTTCGTCCATTGCCTTAGCTTCCCAGAGATTTGCATAACTGAATCTACATTCTCCTGTTACTACCTTTGTCGGGTTTACAAATTTCTTTGCCATAGTTTAATCCTCCTGAAAATCATTTTCTGCCGAACTCCATTCCTTTCGCTTATCCGATTCAGGAACAAGTATCGGTTTTCCTTGCGGTTTACATACATATTTGCTGAGAAGCTCATCAAACTTCTTCCTGCCTCCCAGCATCTTGGTCATTTCCGTAATACCGAGAATTTTTGGTTCACTGTACGGGTCTTTTCCTGCCTTTTTCACAACAGCCGCAGCCATTTTTTCATCGGTATACTTGCGGTTTGACCTGCCCTCAACGACCTTATAGCCGTTCCACTTTTTGCCTTTTAAAGCTTCGGAAAGGGCATATTCCTTAACATCTGCCGCCCATGCTGTAAGACTGTCTGCTCTTTCAAGGATCATTGCAATTTCACTGTCCTGAAGCATATCCGGCGGTGCAAAGTCATATTTTGCAATTGCCAGATTGTATTCCGCACGTTTGCGGCAGGTAGCTTTTACCTTGCAGAACCTGCAATGTTCTCCTGCACAGAATTCTCCCTCGCCTTTGGCAGCAAGTTCTGCTTTCGGTTTGAGTTCATTTTCCGCCCAGTTCATTAAATCCGATACAGACATTGAAAAATCACTGATATTTTCGATTCTTGGCTGAAATATCACCATTTTCACTTCATTGATGTCATACAGAATGTTAAACATCTCCAAAGCACCAAGAGCATACAGTATCATCTGCGGATTATATTCTGCCTCAACTGCAACGCCTTTTCCATATTTGAAATCAATGACAGTAAGTACATCATCTGCAACAATGATACAGTCGCCTGTGCCAAATCCTCCGGGAACATATCTGCTGAAATCAAGCCTTTGTTCCACCATAACAACAGGCGATGAATATTGTGACATCTGTTCTGCTATGTACTGAGCATAGCTGTCGGTGCAGTCCTCCATTTCCTGATTATAATAATCAAGATTTTCTGTGGGATTGTCCTCCTTGATGCCAAGAAGCTGATTTACCTTGTATTCTGCAAGTTCATGAGCGTCTGTACCCTCTTTTGCGTATTCCGTTGTTATATCAGGAATTTCAGCATTCAGCTTTGCAGATGGCGGACAATTCAGCCATCGTTTACTCGATGAGGCGGAAAGAACAGCATGAGTTCTGTTTTCATGTGCCAATCGCCTCAGCCTCCTTTAAAAGTGCAGGAAGTTCCGCATCATCAACAGCTGAGAGTCTTTCAGCACCATGCTTCTGAAGCAGTTCCCTGACCTCATCAGAAAATCCAAGTCGTGTCAGTTCTGCAAGCTTCGCTCTGACTTCCGAACGGTCGATAGGCTTTTCAGGTTCTTCAGTCTGTTTTGGTGTTTCAGATGAAGTGCCGATTTCTTCAAATGTGTTGATGTACTCTGATGTCATTTTTTCTGTCAGCTTTTGCATTGTGACATTCAGAGCATTCAGCGTGTTGATAAGTTGCATGATTGGTTCCATTTGATTTTCCCTCCTTTGCTCGTTGTACAAGAATTGTCATGTTTCTTGCCAGTCGTTCGGATACCACACTAATTGCAAACAAAAGTGCGATAAGTTCTTTCTGCTTGTCCATAGGTTTACCTCCCTTCACTATACATAGGACAGATATTTTTGTTTTGAGTACCATTTTCAGAAAAAATCTTTCAAATAATTTTTCAGAAGCTCAAAAAGTGCCTTTTTACGTTTATTTACGCCTTTCTGAGAAAGATTAACCTTGGTGGCAATTTCACGTTCAGATGCCCCGTTACTGAACATTTTAATGATAGTTTGATCCTCGTCACAAAGTTCTCCGACTCTCTCCCATAAAGCTTTCAATAGTTCTGCGTCCTCAACAATTGCATCGGGTTTTTCACTTGTAGCTTCAAGATTTAATCCGCCGTTTTCTTCTGCGGCTTCAATGGAAAGCATTGCATTTTCATTGCGGTGTTCACAAGAAGCACAGTTTCCTGTACAGCGTACAATTTTTCCTTTTCCATTTGGAATCCAGCATCTGTCTTCTCTTTCAAGTGCTTTTTCTTCTCTCCAGACAGAACGCATATATTCGTCATAGATTTCTTTGTTTTCCACTTCAGAAAAATAGACTTCTGTTACGACACCATTGCGTATGATCTTCTTGATCATATCCGGTGTGATCCTGATGATCTCGCCATTTACAGTTGCATAGATCTCGTTCTCTCTGACATACGCTTTTGTCATTTCAATTGGCACATAATACATAAAAAATTCCTCCGTTTTCTTTTGAACGGAGGAATCCTGGCTGCAAATGGGTATAGCAAAGCTGACCGCATTTCGGACGGAGATTTCTCCGTTCTGATATGCAGCCACCAGCTTGAAAGGCAGCCGTGTTATTTACTTGTAGTCAACATACACCTTCAAGCCACCAATGATCAGTTGGTGAAGTGGATATTGATAAGCAGTTTAATGTCGTGCTTGGGACGGGTTCTACTATATATAACGATTGAAAAAAAATATCCTTTCTATATAAAGACAGAAAAGTCAATATCCCCTACAAAATACATAGAACACGATATAAAAGAAAAACATATATTTCTAATATTGTTATGGAAAGCAAAATCTATTTTGACGAAAATAGAAGTATAGCTTCACAAGCACATAAAAAAGCCGAGCCATCACATAGGCATAGTTATCCTATACCCATAATGATGACTCGGCTGTTTGTTCTCGATAGCTTGTACGGAACGGTTAGCTCGAAAGCCACTTTATTTGATTATCCGGAAATATACGGTTCATGAATCTCACATTCGGATTACGACTCGGCTTATTTCCCGGATTGCATTGCGGCGGTTATCTGAATCAGTATTGCTGATAAAGGAACTTTTTCTTTTCCTTCTTTATTTTGGATCTCCACGATCCATTCACGATTGTCTTCTTCCTTGATAAGGTCAAAAAGTCTTGGTTTGACTTTCTTTTGACTGTTGATGTTACGAATGCTTATTCTTTGCATATGAACTCCTTTCAAGAAATTTATTTCTTATAT